CACCAATAACAAGATATTCAATATCTACAGATGGATTAAACCAGTTTTTTACCAGCACACCTGTCTTGTTGCGTTGGTCCCAACGAAGCACCATAAGAGCCTACGCTGTAATGCTATTTACATAGCCTGTCAACAAGATCACATCGCCAGTACCAGCGAAGGCTTTGACCGTTAGCGAGTTCTGCAAGATTAGACCTGCGACCACAAGTACCAAACCTGATTCGCCAGCAACATTCAATTCAATGTTGCCATCAGCGGCACTGTTTGTTCCCCACTCTAAAGTAAGTTTGACTGTTGTTGCAGATGTGTTGTTTGCGTAAATCCAAATCTCATCAAACACGCCACTCGTTGTGCCTGCTACAGCAGTATGCACAGTGACACTTGCACCTGATGTTGTGCCAGTTACCTTGACGGCTTTGCCATCAGTAGAGCCACCGAGTTTGTTCTTTGTGAATGTTGCCATTGTTGCTCCTTACGAGAACACTTGTACTTGTAGAATATCTGCGCCACCACCAATGGCAACCCATGCGGCTCCGTTATACACCTCAACGCTGTTGGTGCTCATAAGGTAACTCATCATGCCCTCAGCCAGTGTTGGTTCGCCAGCACCACCGAAGGCTGCTGTACGGGCTGTTGAGTCTGCAAATCGCATTACCACTTGGTCTTGTAGGTAGCCGTTGACGCCTGCGGCAGTAAGTACCTCTGCCGCCACCCATAACTTTGTGCCTAGTCCAGCCACTTATTTACCTCACGTGAGAGCATTGGTTGTTGAGAGCGTACCAAAGGTTGTGTCATCCAAGATGAATTCGTAGATAACTGTCTTGAGGTCGCCTAGACCTACTGTGACTTGATGTTGGGTTGGCGTGACCGTGTGTTCTAGTCTGTCAACTTGGTAATAGCGTTCAACAGTTGTTGGATTGCCTGTTGCAAAGGTGCGCACAATCTTGATGCCATCACCAATGTCAATCGTGTTGAGTGTCGTGCGGCTGTTGCTTCCCATACCGTTGACAACAAATTGCATGTCGTCAAAGCGATAGACGGGGTCTTTGTAAGCGGCTAACAGTTGTGCTGATAGAGCGTCTGCGTCTGTGTCGTTCTCCAACAACAATCCAGTCAATGTCAATGTTGATATTCCGTACGACGCTTGGCTTGCTGCATCGTTGCTGATGTACTCAATGCCGCCCTCTTTGGCGACCACGACCTTGTTGTATAGGAAGGTCTGGTCTGTAATAGTGTTGATGCCCGTGTATGGCACAACGCCTGCTGTGATTGGCTCGTTGGCATCAACGAAGTCTGCTGCCACGTCGTAATACCAAATGGTTGATACGGGGTCTGTGTAAGTCAGCGTGCCGTCCCGGGACACAAACAGCAATGCTTGGTCGGCTGTGGCGCACGCTTGCATGTATTGCAAAGCATTAGTGCCTGCGTCTATTGCGAGGGCTTGTAAGTCTTTGCCGCCTGTAGCAATGTTGCGTTGGTCTGTTGGGAAGTTGATCTCTGGCAAGTCCAAGATGCTTGTGATGCGTGTACCACTTATCTCTATAGGTGGCGTGAAGGTTGTAGTGACAGACTGATTGGCAAGTAACACGAAGTCATCTGATGCGCCAATTATTGCGTCACTGAGGTCTTGGTTGTAAGCGATGTTGATTGTTGTTATTGACCCAACGAACACAAGTTCATCTGCAAGTGACACTGTTACTTGTCGTCTTGGTTGTACGCCTGTTTCATTTGTGGTGACATCCCAATACGGACTGGCATCGTTGATTGGGTCAAACCGTCTGTCGTTGTTGTTGAGGACAATAGATACAGACCCAGCCTCAAAGTTGTCTAGTGACGAACTGCGACCACGACGCAACTGCACACTCTTGACATACTCCGTAACATCAATGCCTTCAAAGTTGCCATCAAGCACACCTTGCCCATCAAGTTGTCCGTAGATTGCGTCGTCAAGTGTGAACTGGTTGACAAGAAAGCCAAGTTCCATTGTTACTAAGGCATTCTCGCCCCATGCAAGAGTTGTTGCCATTACGCAGCCACAGTGATTGGAATTGCCCCATTGCGTCTCTGGTAGTTGCGCAACGCATCAACAATCGCATTGCCAACCTCTGCGCCATTTGTACCCATACCAGCGTTCACAGTGAGCATGATTGTTGTGCCAAAGCCGCTTGCTCGGTCTAGTGGGATTACTGCCTCTGGTCCACGCTCGCCAATGATTGCAGCCGTTGGGCTTGTCACAATGCCACCAGACGCCAACATGCGTATATCCCCTGCACGGAACTGAGCAACGGCAGTGCTTGCACTAGCAACAGCACCACCAGCCAGTGCTACAGCAGTTGCCAACGCCTTATCAACCCGTGCTACACCTGCCGCTGGAGCCAACTTCTTTGCGGCATTGAGTTCTTTCTGTGCCTCTGCAACTGCCAACACGGCTTTCGCCTCGTCAAGTAATGCGTCAGCCACTTCTCTAATGGCTTCTGCTTCGTCTCGGTACGCTTTCTCTAAGTCACGCTCTGCCTCTGCGAGTGCATACTTAGCATCCTCAACAGCAAGTGCAGCCTCACCCTCTGCAGTAAGTGCCTCTGCAATGCCTTTGAGTGCAACGGACTCTGCAATGCGTGCCTCGGTCACAGCGTCAATAGCCTCTTGCTCGTTTGCCTTTGCTTCATTCAGTTCAGCGAGCAGGTCTTTGTAGATTTCACTGTCCTCTTTGACGCCATTGAGCATCTGGTTGTACTGAACTGTGGCGTCTGTAACTGCAACCTGACTATCAGTTTGTCCAATCTGTGCCTCAATCAAATCAAGTTTGGCTTCTGCAAGCGCAATCTCTGCCTCACGAATCATTTGTGGCGTGCTAGTTGCGTCTGCCCTAACGGCCGCCAACTCCGCCTCTGCCTCTATCAGATCGTATTGGGCTTTCTCTGCGTCGTATGTTGAACGCTCTGCGTCTCGTTGTGACTCACTCAGTTCTCGTTGTGCGGCTTTGCCTTGTTTGCTACTTGCGCCATACCCGCGGACTGCTGCATTGAATGCGTCTTGTGCTTTCTTGACCTCTGTAGTTGACTTAGCAAGTTTGGTCTGTGCTTTGCCTGTTGCGTCTATTGACTTCTGGTAGTCAATGCGGGCTTGCGCTGTGTCGTCTTGTGCTTTGCCAACGCCCTCTATTGCCTTTGTTACATCACGACCTGCTTTGTCAAGTTTGCGCATTGAGTCTGTGATGTCGTCACCTGCGTCTGTCACTCTCTGTTGTGCGTCTTTGACGCCTTGCACAGAGTCAGATAAAGATTTGTTGGCATCTACTGACTTGAGTACAGCCTGTCGGTAGTCCTTGAGTAGTTCTTGCACTGTCTTGACGGCTGCACCAACACCACCAAACCCGCCCTCTTTCTTTGCTGGAGCAACTCTGTCTGCTTCTCTCATTAGTTGCTGAACAGATTTGCCAAGTTGATTTACTTTGGATGTCACTGCCTCTGCAGCCGCACCAACACGACCGAACGCAATCTCACCAACACGCGGAATCATCGTAAGACCTGCGCCAAAGTAGTTTGCTGCTTTGATAAGTAAATTGAATCCGTCAATGATCTTGTTGTAACCCCAAATGAAAGAGTTGATCCAAACTTCAATGGACTCAATAATTGCGTTGATGACTGCATTCACTCCGTCACGGAACCATTGGAACTTTATGTACATGGCAACGATTGCAACAACAACAACTGCTATAGCGGCTGCTATCCAACCAAACGGGGTAGCAGCAGCAAATGATATGTTGAGTGCAGTAGCAAGACCAATCACTGTGTTGTATGCCATGACAGCAAACTTCAATGCAACAAAGGCTGTGACAAGACCATAGACGGTATTGCCAAACGAGTCCATGTCGCCAATGAAATCCAAGATGTCTCCGCCAACAATCTTTATTGCTGCGCCAAGACCGTCCTTGCCAATTACATCTGCAAGGCTCTGCACATACGGAACAACAGTTGTCTCAATGAATGTTGCAAGTTGTTCAAAGTATGGCAACAGGATTGCTCCAAGGCTCTCTGCAACCTCACCGAAGGCAAGCCTGATGCGGTCTGTTGCTTTGGCAGATGCAAGCGCTGTGCCCTGAACTTGCATCTCAATGGCTTTGAGCAGTGTGTCTTGTGCCTCAAGCATCTTGCCTGACTTGACAAGTGCCTCTATCTTTGCTTTCTCTTGCTCTGTGAATGTAACACCAGCCTTACCAAGTGCTGTGATGCCTTTGATTGGGTCTTGCAATGCTTTGCCAAGTTGTGTTGCGTTACTTGTTGCCTCACCAAACCCAGCAGCCGCCAAGTCCATTGCTGCCAAAGTCGCACGATCAAACGCTCCGCCAACCGTGTCTGCAGTTTGTGCAAGGTTCTTGAAGGTAAGCAGTTTGGTTTGTGTTGCTTTGATGATGTCCTCATCAATGCCAAGTTGCATCTGTTGCTGAGATGCAAGTGCTGTCAGCCTGTCAACAACTTGCTGTGTCTGTCCACCAAACAAACCCATAGAGGTTGCAACTTGCAACATGGCACGATCTGCAACTTGTGCGTCCTCTGCAGTCTTTGCCAAGTTGAAAGCAACATACCCAACTCCAGCAGCGGCAACAGCCCCATACTTTGCCACGTTCCTAACGCCATTGGTAACGGCTTTGTCAATCGTGCGCATTGAGTAACTAGCACGGGCAGACACGCCCTCTAGTTTCTTGAAATCCTTGATTGCTTTATATACACCTTTCGCATCAAAGGTTGAGACAATAGATACACCAACAGCCATTAGAACCTGCCCCCAATGCCAGCAGAGAGGCGTTGTTGTGTTTGTTGTTCAAGAGTTCGCAACACACTGCGCAACGCAGCCTCAATCAAAGTGAAGTTCTTTGCTGT